TACCTAACATTATTAAAGGTTTCGAAGAGTGCAAGTTCGTTGTATTGCAAGGCCCAACTGGCTGTGGAAAAAGTTTTATTGCAAAAACAATTGCTAATGGTTTTAAGAAACTTCCATCAAGATTATCGAAATTAGTTTCTGACTATAGAGCGTTTGAAATTACTCGAGATAAAAGTAAATTAACTTATGAATATGCAGATGATTTTGAAAATAAAAATTACGGGACATCTATACTAACAACAACAAAAGCATTACAAGATCAATATACTCGAGACTTTGAAGACATACAACCTTTAAAAGGTAAGAGTTCTTATATTTGTAATTTTGATGATCGAAGTGTTGCGGATGTTGCACCGTGTATTTTTAGTAGTAAATTAAAAAAAGAATGCTGGGACTGTAATAGGTGTGATTACTATGAAGCGAGAAATAAATCAATTGTAGCAAAAATTAGTGTCGAAAATTATTCTAGCTTTTTTCATAAACCAGATCATTTAAAGTATAGGCAACTTATCGTATGTGATGAAGCTTCTGAATTAGAAAATATAATCGTTAGTCGGTTTAGCTGTAGTATTGATTTGGCTAAGTTAAATAGGTATGGTTTTAGTTTATTATATTCATCTAATAGGAAACGGTTTTGTAGTAATTTAATTGAATTACAAATTGAATTAGAAGGTCGGTATATTGCGTTGCTTCGAATGCTTGAGAAACATTCTGACACAATAAGTGATGCGGTAAAGAAAGAATTTAAATTCATCGCAGATTTAAAAAGAGATATATCTCTTGTTATTGATACCTGGCAACAATCAGAATATATTATTAATAAAGCTTATATTCATAATAAAAAATACATACAATTGATACCTAAAAAGATTGATGTACTAGCACAGCATTTATTTAAATATGCTGATAAAGTTCTTTTTATGTCTGCTACGTTTGTTGATTATAAACGGTTCATGAGAAATATAGGAGTACCTGAACAAGACTATAAGTATATAGACTTACCTTCATCGTTCGATCCGACCCTTTCTCCAATTATATTTGGTACATTTCAACTTTCAAAAAAGAATATCGATAGATATTTTCCTAAAGTCGTTAAGTGTGTAGAGGAAATTTTAGAAGAGCACAAAGATGAAAAAGGGCTTATTCATACACAGTCAAATGTTTTAACTTTAAAATTAAAAGAACAACTTAAAACTGACCGGGTATTATATCGTGTAAGAGGTGATAAGGATAATATTGACATTCTTACAGAACATTCTAATAGTTCCTCACCAACAGTATTAGCTAGCCCTTCATTAAATTTTGGAGTTGATCTGAAAGGTGACGCCTCAAGATTTTGTGTTATTATAAAGTGTCCATGGCCAGATTTAGGTGATATAAGAATAAAAGAGATGTCAAAAAATGATTATAAATGGTATACTAATAAAATGTTTACAACGTTCGTACAACAGTGTGGTCGGTGTACTCGAGATGAGAATGATTATAGTACAACGTATGTAATTGATGCTGGTAGTATAAGAAAATTAATACCAGAATATTCAAAATTGTTACCAAACTATTTTATAGATCGTTTTATTTAATAAATATTTATAATGAAAAACCAATATTATGGTTTTGAGCTAAAAGATATGATCAGGCAGTTTATTACTGCCTTTAATGAAATTATCATTAATAGATATAATAGAAGTAAAACAGTTGTTGATCAATTAAAGGTAGGTTTTTATTATGGCCCTAAAGAGAGAGCTCTTCACGATATAGTTAATAAAGCTCAATCATTAAAGCTTCCTACGATTGCAGTTCATTATACTTCTATAACTAGAGACCCAGATAGAGTTTTTAATAAGATTCCTGGTTTTTATTATAGTAAAGCGCCATCAGTTAGTGGTGGAGCGTTTGATTCAGATCACTTGAAAACACCTATCCCAGTTAACATAGGTATCAGTATGTCCATAATGGCAAAATTTCAAACTGATATGGATCAGATTTTAAGCAATTTTGTTCCTTATAATAACCCATATATTATTATAAGCTGGATAGTACCTACAAGCCAAAATCTAGTTAATAATCTTGAAATTAGAACTGAGGTATTATGGGATGGTAATTTAAGCTTGGACTATCCAGTTGAAGTATCTGGAACTCAACCAGCTAGAATTATTGCTAATACGAATTTTACAATGAAGGGCTGGTTATTTAAAGGTCCACCTACGGAAGATACTAAGAACATATTTACTATAGATCAAGATTTCGTACCTGTAAATACATTTGGTTATGAGTAAGTTTATAAAATACGATTCAACTTTGACTGACGTCTTAACAAGCGGCGATTTTGATAATCTCGAACTTTCTGGTCGACCGGAGTTTACAGGTGATAGTTCTGCTTTTTCTGGAACAGGTGGTGTGAGTGCTTTTAATACTGGAAATGTTTACGGTGGCGCGACTAATGCTCTTTCTGGTCAAATAACATTTGAAGGATATAATTTTGCAACATTAACAGCAGTAATGTTAAGTTGTACTAATGGGCTTCCTCTATTTACCGACAGTCCATCATTAACTAATTTTAATTTTTACAATTCAATTACTGCTGTTTCTACAAATGGTACACCATTTTCTGGCCTGTCAGCATATTATCCCGAAGTAAGTGGCTTTTTTACGAGCAATTATGTGCTAAATAACTATAATAGTATGTCTATTACATTTCCAACAGCTACAGCAACAGGTATAGTTGATATAATAGCAATTAATCCTGCAGGGTATGGAAAACTTAGTACGGACCTAGGGTCAATCGACGGTATAACAATTAATTAATTAAAATGGCAAAAGATCAAGGTACATTTGGTAGAGGGTTGCAGAAGTTTATTCAAAATAACTTACCCTATAGGTCTCCTGCGTCAATTATAGATGATGTGACTCAACAGAATCCTAAGTTTAAATCTTTCTATAAAGCAGGATCATTACGCAAAGAATTGTTAGCGCAACATTCTATTCTTGCGCCTAAAGTTCCAGAGTCAAGTCATCCAATTGGTTCCTTCTTAGCTGATAAAGCATACAATGAGTTAATGTATGCTACTCTTGATGTCGACAAGTATAGGCGAGTAAGAGATTATCGAACAATGTCGCAGTTCGCTGAAGTCGCTGATGCATTAGATGAAATCTGTGATGAGTTTTTAAATGAAGATGAGCATGGTAATATTATTAGTTTAGATTTCAGAAGTGTAGTTGATTTTGATCCATTAGTTACAAAGCAGATTAATCAAGAATTTGAAAAATTTATTAATTTGTTTGATCTTAAGGAGAATGGATGGGAGTATGTTAGATCGATGCTTGTTGATGGAGAACTTTATTTTGAAAATATTATACATGAAAAACATATTAATGAAGGAATCCTTGGTGTTCTAAATGTACCTGTACAAGCTATTGATCCGGTGTATGATAATTTTCAAAATATGCACATCAAAGCATATTTACTTAGAAAAGCTAAACATCATAAAGAAGCAGAAGAGCAGTTTAATTCTATGCAAGATAAAGATTTTATTCCATTGGAAAAGAATCAGGTTACATATGTAAATTCTGGTACGTGGAATGAAAATAAAACTTTTAGAATACCTTTTATTGAAAATGCACGTAGAGCTTATAGACAGTTATCTTTAATTGAAGACTCTATTATAATATATCGGTTGGTGAGAGCTCCAGAGCGGTTAGTATTTAATGTCGATGTTGGTAATATGAGCACTCCTAAAGCAGAAAGCTATATACGTCGCTTAATGCAAAATTATTGGAGTAAGAAAACATTTAGTTTAGATGAAAATAAAAGAGTTGATTCATTTAACCCACAATCAATGTTAGATGCTTATTGGTTTCCAAAAAGAGAAGGTAGTGCTGGTACAGAGGTTAATACCTTACCTGGTGGTCAAAATTTAGGTGAGCTACAAGATTTAAATTATTTTATTAAGAAATTATATAAGGCACTTAAAGTACCTACTAATAGAGTTGATACTGATACATCTCAATATAGTGCAGATGCAAATGTTTTACGAGAAGAATTAAAGTTTGCGAATTTTATTGTTAGACTCCAGCATCAATTTTCTACCGGCTTAAAGGATGCTTTTATTACTCATCTTAAATTAAAAAATATGTGGAAAGATTTTGAGTTAAGAGAGAATGTATTTGATTTAAATTTTACACCGCCACGAAATTATTTTGAGCTACGTAGACAGCAAATAATGGATCTTAAGCTTAATAATTTTACTAATGTTACTAGTAATGAGTCTATATCTCAGGGATATGGTCAAAAAGAGTATCTTGGATGGACAGATGAACAAATCAAAGCTAATAGACAATGGCTCAGAAAGGATGCTGCATTACAGTTTGAATTAGATCAAATTCGACAAGGTGGATCTGATTGGGCTGCTGGTACCGGTGCACCGGAGCCTGGTGTTGGTGGTGACGTGAGCGTCCCGGCCGCTGGGGCAGGTCCAGACGAGACACCTCCGCCGATGGGTCCTACGACGCCCCCAGGCACACCTCCAGCCGCTGGTGAGCCGGCCCCGCCTGGTACACCTGCCCCGGTACCGACTCCAGGCGGCGAGCCGTCTGCGTTACCAGCATAAGCGTAAAGAAACTACAAGCCTACTACCATAAATAATTATGTGGCCACTAGTACATGGACAAATGATTATTTAAATGCGGGGAGTCATTTATATTCTACATATCTTGCCAATTCAGTTGATACTTATCAAGAGCTAGCTGATAGAATTACATATGGATTAGGATATCCTACTATTAATTTAGAATTACATGGTAACCAAATCTTTACTCATATAGCTCAAGCGATAGAAATGTTTTCTAAGTTTGCTGGATATACTTTAGAGCATTTAGTTGTTGATAGTAGTAAGTACACGCTAGGTAAAGGGTTGGATCTTAGAGAATTATTTCTTATTACTAGTGAATTGTCTGGTACATACGCAAAAGACGTTTTCTCTTCCTCAGGAGAAACTACTTTAATACCAACAACTTCAAGTACAGCAGTTACTGGGAATGGTTTTCACCCTGTATATATATTTGACTGTAGCACAATTCCAACTTATCCGTCTGAATATACTTTTGTAGTAACGTTAGACGCTGATCGAGTTCATGTGGTAAAGTCTCTTGTTACATGTACATCAGCAGACGGTGGTACTGCTACTGTTGATATAACTCAATATGGTGATGTATATACGACTGCATCATCGATAGTTTCTGCTGTAAGTTCAACTGTGGCTACTAGTACTAATATTGTAAAGATTGGTGTTACATTAACTGGTAATGAATATACAACTGCATCAGTTGCTGGTACACGAACTAGTATGGAAAATGATAGTACTACCGTAAGTGCTCTTACAGGAAGAGGTTGTAATGTAGGATATTTTGACGGGCTTACTAGACAGGGTAGAAAGGTAATAGACGTTTTTAGTTATGATGAGTCGACAAGTAGTAGTTTAAACACATTATTTACAATTGAGCAAACTTTAGCGCAACAAACTTATTTTAGTTACGCAATGGGTAACTATGGGTTTGATTTAATTAGCTGGTATATATTAAAGCAGTGGTTAGAAACACGAGAGAAAATGCTCTCAACAAAACGCTATTTCAGATTTGATGATGCCAAGCAGCGCTTACTTATGATACCTGAACCTAAATCAGGTGAACAATTTTGGGGAGTATTAAGTTGTTATGTTGAAAAGCCTATTAAGGATTTAATTAAAGAGCCATGGGTGTATCAATACGCTACTGCATTAACTAAAATTACACTAGGACGAGTAAGAGGTAAATTTGGTAATGCTCAGTTATTTGGTGGTACAGCATTAGATACTTCTATCCTACAGGAAGGTCTAACAGAGAAGGAAAAATTAGAAGAAAGATTATTGAGCGGCGCCACGGCTGGGTTCGGAGATTCAGACCCTCCTATGTTCTTTGTAGGCTAATGACTATACATAAAAGAGGTAATTTTAAAAAAGGCATATATAGGCCTGCTTATAGTCAAAAGTTTCTAGGTAAAAAATATCCTGAATATAGGAGCTCTTGGGAATTACATTTTTTTAAATGGTGTGATCATAATCCAAATGTACTTGAATGGACAAGTGAGGGTGTAGTCGTACCATATACTAGTCCTATAGATTCCCGAACGCATAAGTATTATGTTGATAATACTTTAGTATTAAGAGAGAGAGATCGAAAAGTAAAATATTTGGTAGAAATTAAACCTTATAGTCAAACTCAACGACCTGTTATGAGAGGAAG